CTTTGCAATAACTGACCTCAATTCCCGCGGACACTGGAAAGAACAAAACATCCGCATCCACGAGGGCAAAATATGGTAAAGCGACGCAAGCCGCCGGCCATCGATTGCACCTTGGGCGGCCGCGAGTGGCGGATAGAGTTTGTGACGCGGTCGCGATTGCCGCGAGACCTCGGAGCGTGTTACTGGGACAAAAGGCTTATATTGGTGCGGTACGATCAGCCGCCGAAAGAGATAATCGATACGCTCATTCACGAATGCCAACACGCTCTATCAGAGATACACTTTGCCGCCGAAGCTTGGATCGACCAGACTTCTACCGAGCTTGCCGATGTGCTCGATCGGCTGGGCGTCCGCTGGCCGGACAATTGACATGCCGGGCGATTGTGTTATCGTTGATAGGCCGCTAGCCGAATCCTATACCGTCGATTCGTCGGCGGCAAAATTCGGACTCAATCCGCGTGATTCGGCAGCGGATTTTTAACGCAGGGACAACATGCTTAACGTTCGCGAATACACTTGCCGCATCGTGCGGATCGTCGACGGCGACACGATTGTCGTCGACATTGATTTAGGCTACGGGCTTTGGCAAGTCGGTGAGCCGCTTCGGCTTCGCGGAATTGACGCCGCGGAGACAAACGACCCGGACCCGCGGCTAAGAGCGTTGGCAAAGTATCAGCGGGAATGGCTGGCGTCGAAGCTCGAAGTCGGCAAGGTGTATCGTTACAAAAGTTACCAAACGAAGTCAGGCGATGAGCGGGAAAAGTATGGGCGGTTTGTTGCTTACTTTAGCGAGCTTTGGGATTATCCAGTCACCGCGTACAACGGCAAGATAAGTCGAGACCTGTTAGCGGATTTGCATATTTTGCTTTACCATCATCTAGTTCATCGGGGCCAAATCGAGGCGGTGAGATGAGCGAACAAGACGACACGGCGGAACTGATTGACGATTTAAGGGAACTGGCAAAAGACCTTACGGAATGCGATCTTAAATACGCTGGCCAGCTTACGCTAGAAGCGTCTGATCGGCTCCAGCATTTACACGACCGACTAACCGCAATCGAGCAGGCAAACGCCGAACGATCGGCGATCAGCGAGCGATACTATCAGCAAGCAATCGAGGAAACGAGGGACTACGGTGACGACTAAAGCATCTATCTCCGCCCACGCCCGCCGCCTCGGGCTACACGCAAAGACGCTCTGGCGTGGTCTCCGCGTCGCTGGCATTGCTGGCGAGCGGTGCGGCCAAGCAATTCTGATCACCAGATCGGAAGCGGCAAAAGCGGCGGCGGCGGTTAATTCGCGACCAGGGAGGCCGCGAAAGTGAGTTTCGCCAACGAATTTACGTGGCGGAAATAATTCGCGAAAAATTGCCAAGTTGGGCTTTTACTTTGTCGATACAAAGATTAAGATCTTGGAGTCGGACAACGATAACAACACCCAACAAGTGAGAAACAAAGATGAGCCATTTGGACCTACGTTCTATCAATCTTGGCGATAAAAACATTTTAACTTTTCAAACTAAAAAGCTTGCAAAAAAATTCAACCTTCCACACTTGTCGTACATTACACAAGCGGCGAACCGCTTTTGGGCTTTTTGGGTAATTGTTCGCCAAGATCAAGATGGAACCTTTTCTGTTTTAACAAAATCAGGAGATTTTTTGACGATTAAAAACAGAAAATGGGTTAGCGATGGAAAGACTTACATCAATTCATGACACACCCCCGCCCTAATCCGGGATGGGCTCCGGATTTTCAACACACACACACAACACAGGAACACGACGATGACAAAAACGAAAATCCAACAGTACGCGGTCGAAATTATCAACGTGCAAACGGTCGGCGCTCGTTGTGGCGTCGGTCGCGGCAAGACGCTTGCCGAAGCTCAGCAGGACGCAATGCGACAAGCCAACACGCATTACGCCGGCTGTAATCCGCGGCTATCGGAAAGCGGCTGGTCGGTTTACATCGATGGCGGGGTGAACTGCTAATGACTTGCTACTACTGCCGCGACGCGGCCACCAAAACCGCAGGCGGCCACCACGTGTGCGACGATTGCCGATCAAGCTACGAGCGGCAAGTATCTAAACGAGCTGAGGACGCGAAGCGTGAAATCAAAAGTAATTAGAAACGGCATCATCCGGGCCGGACGCGGCTGGGTTGAATACGAGGCGCGCGGGCGAGTGTATCACGCCACAACTCCTTCGCGGCTGTGGCGGATGCTGTGTCGGGTCGGTGTCGATCGCGTTACGGCGGATGAAATCAGTTGTGCGGTACAGTTTCTAGTCGATGAAGTGGAGGTGGCAAAATGAATTTAACGAAAAAGATCGCAGCCGCAATTAACGCAAATGGCGGGCAATGCCCAGTGATTGAAGAGGCACTGATAGAGTCGCTCGATTTTGTTCTGGCCAGGACGCCGACGGATTTCAATCCATCAATAGAGGTGCTTTCGGTGTTTGGTCGGGCACGAATCAAGATCACGGACGGACTTAGCGTCGTAACGCTGGACGTGTCGCCAGAAGGCGTCAAAAGATTGATTCAAGAGTTTGAGACTGTCTTAAGCATGGCGGATTAGTTGTGCGGTACGGTTTTTACTGGACGAAGTGGAGGTGGCAAGGTGAGTCAACCAAAAGAACGGCCGATTCTGTTTAGCGGGCCGATGGTCCGTGCGATCATCGACGGACGGAAGACGCAGACGCGGCGACTGGTCAAAAATGTTCCGAATTGGCTTCACGGAGGAAGGAGCATCATGGAATGGGATTTGTCGGGTTGCCACACAGACGAAAACGGAAAACATTGGCTTGATGTTCAAATCGACGTAGATGATTACCTTCGCAACGAAATACGGTGCCCGTATGGAGAGGCTGGAGACAAATTGAGAATTAGCGAAGAGGTTAAGGTAAGCTCTATTTTTGAAGATTGGTTCGGTGTTAATTTTGTTGCTGATGGTTTGTACCTGGAACGGCCTTGCGACTTTGAATTGACAGAAAAAATAAAAGGCTACAAGACAGGGCATCTTCGCGGCGTTCACTTGCCGCCGGCGTTTTCAAGGCCAACGCGGCTTGAGATTACCGCCGTTCGCGTTGAGCAATTGCAGGACATCAGCGAAGCGGACGCGATTGCGGAGGGCATTGAGAGCCGTCCTATATCTTGGCTACCAACCGCATGCGAATATCGTTACTACGGATCGCTCTACAAGCATGATCAGTGGTCGTTGTTGCCAACAAATAGTTATGAGTCTCTTTGGGAATCAATAAACGGCCCGGAATCATGGGACGCAAATCCTTGGGTGTGGGTGATCGAGTTTCAAAAAGTAGAGGTGGCAAAGTGATCAACATTCGAACAGCAACTAACGACGACCTGCGACGATTGTGCGCGATCCACGAATCGTTTGACCCGATTACTCCGATGGGGCTTAAGAAGCTAACCGCAGTCTCGGGTCGACACTGCAAAGCAATTGACCTGGACGGCCACACGGTCGGGCTGCTAATCGTGCAACTGAGCAACAAGGACGCAAGAATCATCCGGCTGGTGATCGATCCGGCGTTTCGTCGGCGGGGCATCGGCCGGGCGGCTGTGGCGTGGTGTCGGCAAAGGTTGAGGGCAGACCGGAAATTCCTGCTTATGCACCTGCCAGGGCAGACACAGGAACAAATGCAATTCGCTCACGCCGTTGGCTTTCGATGCGTTGCGGCTTATGGCGGCAAGCATAAAACGTTTACATACGCAATTGAGTCGACGGAGGTGGAAGCATGAGCCGCACAATCCGACGCTACGATCGCGAGTGCCGAGACGTAACAGACATGCCTAGTCTATGGTCTGATGCCGATTGTGAGATTTTGCAGACGCGATACAGCGATCCAATGCAAACGACAGGCATAAAAACGAACGGGCCGCCGCTGATTTTTATACGATTGCCAAACTGCGGAGACCGTCGGAGCGAGTGGAAGCATTGCGACATGCTTTCGCTATACGGAGTGCTTAATAAGTGGCTGGTGTTCGGGCCTGACGCATTTTGGGGGCAATCATGAGACAACAAGCCGACTTTATTATCGTGGCCGGCTTTTGGCTGGCCGTGTTCGTGTTTACGCTTTGGCGGTACGTTCCGCAGGCGTTGGGGCAGTGAAAGGGGGCAAAAATGGGCGATGGTCAAGAGTGTCAAATATGCCGAAGGTCGCAAAGGAACTGCGAATGCAATCCGCCGTTTGAGGTTGTCGCTACATGGTTTGGCGGACGGACGTCAAAGCAATTTGCGTACAATCGCAGAGAGGTACGAGAGCTTTGTGATTGGTTTCGTATGCGGGAAAAATGCGACGGCGTTTACGTTAACCGGTACGTAGAAGGAATTGGCTACGTTTTAAACGAGTGATCAACCACCGTCGCGGCTCGTTGTCGCGGCGTCCCGGCGGGACCATCCGCTCGCCGGGTTTTCAACTTACGTTAGTTTTTTAATCGAGAGGCAAGTATGAACGATAATTGGTGTGAAGATTTTGGAGCGTTGGACGTCATGGACGATCTTGGCATAGCATGCAAAAAAGCGGTGATCAGGATTGATCATATCGATTTCAAGGAAAGCCAAAAGAACAACGCAAGGGAAGAACGGCTAAACAAAGATCACGCCGAATCTATCGCCATGGCGCAGCGGCTTGGCAGGTCGATACCGAAGATCGTTGTTCGCGAATTTTCTGGACGTGCTAAGCATGTCATTTGCGGCGGAAATCATAGGGCGGAAGCTTGCCGAATCAACGGCATCGACGCGATACCAGTTTACGTTGTCGAGTGCAGCGACGCGGAATTTATCGTGCTTTGCCAAATGCTCAACACGACTGTCGGCATGGGTGCGAGTCACGAGCTAAGAGCAAAGCAAGCTGCACAGGCCGTAATCAGCGGAAGCGTCACGGAAAAGCAAGCCGCCGAAATGTTTTCAGTGCCGAAATCTACAGTTAATCGAGTGCGAAGAATGATTGCCGCACGCGAAAAGGTTGCCGCTAGAGTTGGGCTGGCAAAAGCAATAAAGCTTCCGGAAGACACTCTTTTTGCATTGTCGGAAATTCAATCCGACAAAGCTTTTGGAAAAGCGGTTGAGTTATCGACGAAAATTAGTGCTAAGGATTTTCGATCGACAATTAAACAAGCGTTAGATTCTCCAACAGAAGATGCAATCGTTCAGGCAATTGAAAAGGAAATAGAAAAATGCGAGACGCCAGTACGCAAGAAGTTTTCAATCGAGACCAAAGAAAAGCTAAGCCTGATGAGGGCTGTATCGATGATGGAAAGTTGGGTGAATCTAAACAAGAGCTTGTTAGAGACAGGGGTGAGGGGCGAAGAGTTGGCCGATTTAAAATTAAGGCTACAAAGGATTGCAAGTATTCTGAGCTCGCTTTAGCTGGCAAATGGATTGTAGCGGGGCGGCTTTGGCTTGAAGACAATACGCCATGCGAAACGGTATATGCGATCGAGCAAATTGCAAAGTTTCTTCCGTACACAACACGCCACGGCCGCAGGGCAATTGACAGAATGTACATCGCACGCGATGCGATTTATCGGGCCTACGGTACGAGCGACTTAGATAAACAACTACCCAAACTCTTGCCTTCAGGAAGGCGAGGAAAATCCGTAATTCGGATGATGCTTAACGAGATACTAAACAATGGGCCAGCCAAGCCAGCGGATTTTGTAAACGCAACTTTCGTTTCCGCCAGACTTTGTCACCTCGTTAAGCAAGGAGATATTAAGCGACAGAACGGAATCTACTTTGCGGATGGACAGGATGTTTCTACGTACCAAAAACGACCAAGAACAATTGAGGTAAATGATGAGGCAATTTGATTCAATCGAGCTATGGCAAGACGCCATATGGGGTTGGGCGACGGAACGCAACCTAATCGACGGATCTACAATCGATGGGCAACTAGGCAAGCTTGCCGAAGAGATGCAAGAGCTGCGCGACGCGATCGCAAAGCACGACAGCAAGGAAACTCAAGACGCGATCGGCGATATGGTCGTCGTGCTGACGGTCATTTGCGAAAAGCTTGATTTGTCTTTGCGGCATTGCATGTCAACGGCATTTGACGAAATCAAAGACCGCAAGGGCCGAATGATCGATGGGCAGTTTGTCAAAGAGGTGGCAGAATGAAATGGCTACAAGGCACATCGCACAACATTCGACACGGATTTACCGAAGACGAAAAGGACATCAAAACCGTGATCGAGCTTGTCGTCGTTTTTTCAGAAACAAAGTCAAGAATGCTTTCGAACAAGATTGTCAGAGTCGACGCGGTATCAGATTTTCGCGTTTGCATGACCCCGCTAGAGGCAACGGCACTTGCGGCGTCTCTGGTAGAGTACGCAGAGCAAGCCGAACGGCAGGCCGAAAAGATCGAGGTGAAAAATGACTGACGAACAATTACAAAAGCTGATCGACCACAAAGTAGCGGAAGCGACGGCACCGCTTGAGCGGCGGTGGGAGACGCTTCGGAAGATTGTTGCGGACTGGAAGTCGCAGGCAGACAATCCCAACGGAAAAATTGCCTACGGTTGCGTTTTAGGCGCGATAGACGAACTTGAAAAAACAACAGAGCCGCGGCGGAAGTTGCCGACAGACCCGAGGAGGGTGAAAAAATGAAGCCGCGACGTTATCGAGTTGCAAGCCGACTAGACAGCAACAGCGTAATTTATTCCGACGAATACACGACCGCTGCACAAGCGGACCGCGAAGCCGATTACATCGCGGGACTAACGTGGACAGAGGTTTTTGACGAAGTGCACAAAGGCTGGATTGTTCTTAGTTACCAGTTGGCACAATTTCAAGACAGCGGCCGAGACGTGCTAATCGACATCGACGGAACGGGCCGCTGGGAGTTGTTCAGCAGTTGCAGCAACCAGCACGACGCGAGAAACATGGCAAAGCACTACCAGGAAAACCGATAGGCCGAATAGCGTCGCGGGTGCGAGTCCCGCACGGCCTTTGCCGCCAATGCAGCGGCGTTATTTCAACACTTTACAGAAGGTTTACAGATGCCCCTAGTTGTACCGAAAAACGAATCGTCGAATTACGAACGATGCCCGGAAGGCAATCACGTCGCGGTATGTTGTGCCGTGATCGACCTCGGAACGCAGGCTGAGAGCTACGAAGGAAAGCCGGAGGTTTTTCGCCGCAAGATTCGCATTGTTTGGGAGATTGCAGAAGAAAAGCAAAGCGACGGAAAGCCGTTCAAGATGGGAAAGACCTACAATCTTTCGACGAACGAAAAGGCGACTTTCCGCCGCGACCTCGAAAGCTGGCGAGGCCAGAAGTTTACCGATGAAGAGCTTGGCACCTGGGAAGTGCGAAGGATCCTTTCGGTAGGCTGTATGCTGAATGTGATACATGCGGAATCGCCAAACGGAAAAACTTATGCCAACGTGCAGAACATCGCGAGGCTTCCGAAGGGCATGAAAGCACCAGCGACAAGCGAGCCGCACTTGTTTTTTAGCTTATCGCCAGATGAGTTTGATCCGCTGGTTTTTGAGTCGCTTCCGGACAGGATGAAGGAAGAGATCCGGCAGTCGCCAGAGTTTCGCGAACTAGCATCGGCCGTCGATGCTGACGGTAAGCCGGTCAACATGATTGCGGACACGCCATTCTGATGCGACCTAAGCAACCAGCCGACAAGCCAGCGGCGGTGATCATCAAGCCGATGACGCCGCCGCCGGGCTTCCGGTTCTTCACCATAGGGCCGGAACAGATGGACGCGATACCGCTTTGCAATTGCGGATCGTACAAGACCACCGAGACGCTAACCGGTGAATGGCTCTGCCGCTGGTGCGAACCAGAGCGAGCGAGAGAACGCGGCGAACGAACGATCGGGCTACTAAAAGCACGGGCGAAGATTTTACAAAACAACGGACCAACAAAGAGGGAAATCAAATGACACAGCGAAAATTGGACGATGGTCTAATCCGGAGATTGCGAGCAGCGAAAGACGCTTTGATAAATGTTAATTGGAAGCTGACCTCAGAGGGGCATGATTTTTGGGAAGATATATATAATCGCATTCAAAACAAAGCCAACCACGGCACAACCGACGGGAAGCCGTGGGTCGAGCCGGAACTAACCGACGAAGACGCGCTGCGGCGGCCGTGGGTCAAGGTTAAAGACTACGAAGAAACAAGTTGGTCCTCTTTTGTTGTAAGGCTTGTTTACGTGAAGCCAGCAGGGAGCAAGTATAGGTTTTCGGCTGAAGATCCAAACGACGATCACGAAGTGCGGAAATGGAACTTCTGCCGCCTTGCCACCCCAGAAGAGATCGAGGCCGCCAATGTCCGATGACGACATCACCGAGCACTTCGCCGAGCGTGCGGCCATTGCCGAGCACGACGGCGGCTTGTCGCGGCGGGTCGCGGAGTATCAAGCGGCACGGGCGACGCGGGAAGAGTTCGGCCGCTTGACGGACGAGATCGACAGGCAGATGAGGGAGACGAGAGGCATTGTCAACGGTTGACAGTGCGGTAACATTTTAGAAGCCGTAGCGGGCTACCAACAACACAACCACCGGCGGTGCCTTCGTGCCTATCTAGGCTGGCCCGCTACGCCGCGCCGCCGGTGGCTTTTTGGTGTTTTCATGGATTACGAACAGTTCATCCGATCGAAGGTGCGATCGGCAAGGCCGTTAGGCTTTGAGGTTGCGGTTAGCGAGCTTCCGAAAGCTCTCAAGGGCTGGCAAGCCAAATGCGTACAGTGGTCGCTACAGCGTGGCCGAGCGGCTTTGTTTGAGGATACCGGCCTAGGTAAGACGATACAGCAACTAGCCTGGGCGGACGCGGTTTGCAAACGATCGCGGCGGCCGGTTGTCATTCATACGCCAGTTGGCATTCGGGCCCAAACAAAACGAGAGGCCGAAAAATTTGGCATCGAGACGCCAATTGCTGTGGTCGATGAGCGGGCCGAAATTGTCGACGGGATTAACCTGGTCAATTACGAAAAGCTTCACAAGTTTGACGCTTCGATTTGGTCAGGTGTAGTGCTTGACGAATCGCAGATACTTAAAAATTTCACCGGGAAGATCAAGCAAGAGTTGATCGACTCATATCGCGAAACGCCCTACCGATTGGCATGTACCGCAACACCGGCACCCAACGACCACAAAGAACTGGGTAACCACGCCGATTTCTTGGGAGTCATGCCATCAAACGAAATGCTGTCGCGTTGGTTTATCAACGACACCATGAAGGCAGGTGGCTACCGGCTAAAGAAGCACGCTCAAAAGGACTTTTGGCGATGGGTAACCTCGTGGGCCGTTTGTTTGTCGCGTCCGTCTGATCTTGGCGGAAGTGACGACGGCTATATATTGCCACCGCTGACCGTTGAGCGGCACATTGTGAGCGTTGCCTATGATGGCGTTGCCGATGGCTTTCTATTTGACGTCGAAGGGATTTCGGCGACAAACATCCACGAAGAAAAGCGGCGGACAAACACCGAACGAGCTAAGCGAGTTGCGGAGATTGTCCGTGAGTCAGAGAGGCCGGCGATTGTTTGGTGCTACACCGATTACGAATCTTCGGAGTTGATGAAGCATGTCGACGGGGCTGTTGAGGTTCGCGGATCGATGCCGGAGAAGAAAAAGCAGGATCTACTTTTGGGCTTTGCTGAAGGGCAGTTTCCGGTGCTTGTGACTAAGCCGTCGATTGCTGGCGTCGGGCTAAACTTTCAGGTTTGCAATACGCAAGTATTCGCGTCGCTTTCGTTTTCGTTTGAAGAGTATTATCAGGCCGTTCGAAGGTCTTGGAGATTTGGTCAAACGCGGCCCGTGAAGGTTCACATCATCGGCAGCGATGCAGACGCGAACATCGAAAAGAGCATCGCTCGAAAGGGTGCCGATCACGGTTTGATGCAAGCCTCGATGGCGGAAGTTGTGAGGCAGTTTGGCTTGGGAAATCAAGCCGAGTTGATGCGGGTCGGTTTATCGGCGTCGGCGGTTCCGACGATTCCTAGTTTCTTAAAATCAAAGGCAGGTGTATGAAATGGGTTGCATGAACGAGCAGCACGGAACGGACTGGACATTTTACAACGGCGATTGCGTCGAGCTTATGCGGGACTTGCCGGATAGCTCGATCGACTTTTGCATTCACTCGCCGCCGTTTTCTTCGCTGTACATCTACAGCGATTCGGAAAACGACATGGGCAACGCTGCGAACGATGAAGAGTTCTTTCGCCACTACGCTTTTGCGATCAAAGAGCTTTATCGATTGACGGTTCCGGGCCGCCTTTGCGCGGTCCATTGCAAGGACTTGCCGCGATATGCGAACGTCTACGGCACGACGGGACTTATTGACTTTCCTGGGGCTTGCATTCAGGAATTTGAGGCCGCTGGATGGGTCTTTCATTCGCGGGTAACGATATGGAAATGCCCCGTCACAGAGCGGGAGCGGACCAACAATAACGGACTACTCCACAAGACCGTCAGGCGTGATACGTCACAAGTGCGGCAAGGAATGGCGGATTATCTGATCGTCTTTCGCAAGCCGCCCAGCGAAGGAAGCGGCTTGATGAGCGACAAGCCTATCGTGAGGACAAAAGGATTTTTGCGGTACATCGGCGAAGCGGGAAGCTCAAACGATAGCCACCCATCGCCGTTTTCACGGAAGAAAAACGCGGCAGATCCGTCGATCGATATTTGGCGGCGATACGCTGAACCGGTTTGGTGGGACGTCAACCAAACCGACGTGCTAAACTTCAAACTAGCGACAACGGAAAACGATGAGAAGCATATCTGCCCGCTACAGCTTGGGTTGATCGAAAGAGCGGTTGACTTATGGACGCTTCCAGGCGACGTCGTGTTTTCGCCATTCGGTGGCGTCGGTAGCGAGGGCGTAGGGTCGCTTAGGTGCGGCCGAAAGTTTGTGGGCGTTGAATTGAAAGAATCCTACTGGCAACACGGATGCAATTTCCTGCGATCGCAAGAGGAAAAGAAAAACGTCCCGATGCTGCCGTTCGATGACGCGATCGAAGCCGACGACGTTTTTTAGTTGCGAACAGGTTGACAGATTGTTATAGTGTACGAAATAGGCTTGACCGGCCTACAAACCAAGCCGCTGCCCGGATTCATTCGCGTTCTGCGATTGCCGGTCAAGCATCCGGGCAGCGGTGTTTTTTTGGTAAAGCAATGACCGATCCTCCTAAGATCGACTACCCAAAGCGGGATAAGTTTTTCGCCCACAAAGCCTTCCGCAAGATGCACAAATCGAGTGCGGCGGCGGACATGGGGCGGGATGCTTTTTGCTTGGTCGCCGTCGTGCTACACACCGAAGACGCGGCACGCTACCGAGGGCCGGTTCGGTTCTTTAACTCGCAACTGATGGAGACGCTTGGCTTCGCCAAATGGGAGACGTTTGACAAAGCTAGGAAGCGAGCTATCGACTCTGGTTGGCTTCAGTATCGAGGATGCGGCAAGCGAACCGCTGGCCTCTACTGGGTCACGGTTCCTGCTGACCTAGACGACATGGACGACTTGCCGATTGAAGAATCGATCGACTCACTATCCCCTAAGGCTGGATATAAAGAGGGGTATAAAGTGGGATATAAAGAGGGGTACGATCGTGGGATAATCGAGGGGATAAATGGGGGTACGATCGGGGGACAATCGGGGGTACGACCGGGGGATAAACAGGGATACGATCAGGGGATAAACGGGGGTACGATCGGGGGACAAACAGGGGGAACCATCTACCCTAGTCCTGTTCCTGATCCTATCCCTAGCCCTAACCCTAGCCCTGATCCTGATCCTAAAAATACATACGCGGCAGAGCCGCTAGCCTCTGTCTCTCAAAAGCGAACACGGCGTCCATCGGTTGCAATTGATCGACCCGAAGACATTTCCGAACACCACTGGCGAGACTGGACGGCGTGCCGACGCAAGCCGGTTACGGAATCCGTCCTGGTGCGAATCCGACGCGAAGCGGCCAAGGCTGGCATGTCTGCCGATGAGGCGATCCGGACTGCGGCGGAACGGCAATGGGAGGGCTTCCAAGCCGATTGGCTGAACAGCGACCGAACAGCGGCGGAGCGTAAGCCGTCGCAGCCGAAAACGTTTGCACAGATCCGGGAGGAAAATACCAAAGATGTATTCAGACGATTCGAAGAATCTGGACAGCTCAAAGCTATTTTCGACGCTGTTAATGGGGCTTCTACAGTCCCACCAAGTGGAGGCGAGCGAGGCGATGCTACAGGTTTACTTCTTGGCCCTGGCTGACCTGACGCCGGAACAGATGCAAACGGCGGTCTTGAGGGCCATCCGCGAACTTCCGCGAATGCCGAGACCTGCCGAGCTTCGTGAGTTGGCCGGCGCCAACGTGGCCGAAGATACGCGAGCCGTTGAGGCTTGGAGCGACGTGCAGCGGGCGGTTGCCATCGGGCCGTACAAGTGGATCGACTTTGGCGACCAACGCATCAACGCGACTATTCGCAGCATGGGCGGCTGGCCTAACTTTTTGGAGTCGTTCAACGATGCCGAATCCGAAAAGTGGGCACGGCATAATTTTCTCAAAGCCTACCTAACCGTTGGCGACAGGCTATCGCCCGAGTCGTGCCGACCGCTGATTGGGCTTGGCGAGAAAACTTGCGTCGCTGGCAAGATGGTCGACCCGGTTGTGCGGATCGAATGCGATAGCCCGGAGCGGCGAACCGCGATTGAGTACAGGCCGATAACGGCACCAATCACCCCCCCCGCGATGGCCGAATCGATAACCGCCCATCCCACAACGGGCCCGGCGTGGCGCGAACGAATCCCAGTAACTTTCCGCAAGGTGCCGACATGACCGACGAATTTGAGCAGCGGTTGCAAACCGATTTTATTTTTGACGGATGCAAGCAGGACGTTATCGACTTGTGGCTATCCAATCGATCAAGCTGGTATCCGGCTACTTTGCTAAAGGTGGGATCGGATGGATTTTTAAGGTGCAGCGTAACCGGCGTACGTTGTCACCCACTTAGTGTTTATCCGAAATTTTGTCGTCTCAACACAATGCGGTACATAGCGTGCACAAGCGGCGAGTGTCTTTATGTCTTTGAAGCTTGCAAGCGTGGCGAGGTGCCGACATGAGCGACGACAGCAAACCAGACTTGGTAAATCATCCACCGCATTACACGCAGCATCCAAGCGGCGTCGAGTGTATTCAGATCACCGAGCATCTAAACTTCTGTCTCGGCAACGCCGTCAAGTACATTTGGCGACGCGGAGAAAAAGACGACGAAATCCAAGACCTGAAAAAAGCCGCTTGGTACATCAATCGAGAGATCGCACGACTAGAAAAGCAGCGAGAGGTGGCAACATGAACTCACGATCGAAAACAGTTTGGCAGCAATGGGTCGAGAAAGTCGAGGCCGCTTGGCCGGTAGCCGCGTCACAAATTGCGAGTATTTGCGATTGTGACGAACGCACGGCGACACGTATACGCGACTCGATCGCAAGCAGCCGCGGCGAAGATCCGCCCAAACTAAAGATCGGGGCGAAAAGAGTCGAGATAGACGAACAAATTATCGAGCACGTTGTTAAGAACTGGCCGATGTCGGCGGACGCGATCGGAAAGAAATTCGGCTTGGGCTGGACGTTGTCGCGACGGCACAGGAATGAGGCAATATCGCGTCACAATTTGCCAACTGACATCTGCCGGATTAAAGCGATACGGCATAACGAAATGCAGTTTGCTAAGTTGGATGCGATCCGTGCAGAAAGGGGCGACGACAATTTGCTGCGCGAAGATTTGCGTTATCTTGTCGGATGTAGCTGGGACACGATTACAAATTGGAAACTAGCACGCGGTCTGCCGGTCAGAGTGCTCAAGCGCAAGGCACCGCCAAAGCGGACCATGACAAGCGTCTATGAGGCTAGAAAAGCAAGAGAGCAAGCGGCCGAGCCGGTTGTGAAGCCCAGGCCGCAAGCCTACGCGCTAGGCCGCCGATTTCGAAACAAGCGATCGGGCGAAGTTGTGCCGGCGTTTTTTTCCGTGAGCGGTTCCGAGGTTAAGTTTTTTGAGGTGCCGACGTGATTAAATTTCAAATTAAGGCCCGTCCGCAGCCGAAGGAGCGGCCGTATCTGATACGCGGCAACAAGCGGCGAACGCCTCCGCGAACAGTCAACTTTGAGTTGACGGTTGCGGCGGAGTTTCGCGCACAACATCCGTTCCATGAGCTTTTTACAGGGCCGGTTGGTATGTTCGTCGATATTCAGTTTCGGCGGCCGAAGACGGTTGCGAAGGGCTATTGGCACACAAATCCAGGCGACGCCAGCAACGTCGTAAAAGCGATCGAGGACGGCCTAAACCGCGTCGCGTGGGCTGACGACCGACAGGTCGCAGATTTACACGCAAAAAAGCACTGGGGCGACAGCGACCGAATCGTCGTATCGATTTGGCCTCTAGAGGAATAATTCCAAAAAAAAATGCCAGATCGGGCTATTGCAACGATTGCCGATTGTCGATACAACTATGGGGCAGGCAGTAATCAACGCGAACAGGTGACAACGATGAAAAACGAAATCTTAAACGCATTACGAACGATTGGCAGTCAACCAACAAGCGTTTTGTCATACGCTTTTGGTTCAGGATTTGCCAAAGCAATAAAAGCTTTGCACAGCGAAGGAAAAGTTGAAAAAACCAAAAACGGATGGAAAGCAACGCAGGTGACAGCATGAACGGACTAACGGCGGCGGATGTCAGAAATTTAACCGGAGCAATTAGCCAGTCAGCCGACCGGTACAGGGCAAGCGGCAAAAAGGAGATAGCAGGAGCGTTAGACGATTTGCTGTACGCCATTAACGAAATGCAACGATACAACACCACCCAAGCAAGCCGGCCCGACAGGGTGGGTGATGAGTGTTGGTATGCTCTTTGGGACGTCGATAACGGACGTTGGGACTGGAGGCGTGGAATCTTTCGAGGAATTTGCGATCGCAGTTATCCGTTTGTCGCAGAGGACGCGATCACAAAAAGTCTAGAGCTTTGTCTGCATGTAAATTTTTCCGCAGAGGCCCCGAAATGACCTACGATCCTTGCCGACAACTTGGCCGCGTGCCGGACGCAATGTGGGCACAACTCAAAGCCGCGGCCGCCCGGGCTGGCGTGCCGTTCACGGCGTGGGCGGTTGAAGGGCTGTTGTGGTACGAACAAAAGCAACTAAAGGAGATAAAAAAATGTGGAAAGAATACAAAGAGCCGATAATTGCGTTGGTGTTCTGCTTGTCAATCGCGGCGACGTTTCTTGGTTTTTTGCTATGGGCGGTTCCGACGTATGGCGTTTGGCGTGCCGGGCTAAGCGGCAAAGCGGCGTTGATGCAGGCGGAGCAAGAAAAGCAAATCCAAGTTGAGCAAGCTAAGGCAGAGTTAGAATCGGCTAAGCTTCGCGCGGAGGCTATTCAGATCGTCGGCGAAATGTCGCAAAAGTATCCTGAATATCGAACACAGGAATTTATCGGAGCGTTTGCCGATGCGATCAAATCGGGCGAAGTCGAGCAAATTATTTACGTGCCCACCGAAGCGAACATTCCCATTGTTGAGTCGGGTCGCGTTTCAATGAGGGCCGAACGATGACACAACCAACCGACACGCTTGTCGAAAACCTTCGGAAGCTTGCAGTCGATCTTGAAGGTGGCAACTACGGCGACGCCGATAAACTTGTCACATTGGCGGCTGACAGGATCGATGAACTCGTTGCTGCCATTTTGCATCTCGCCGATAGATGGGAGGAAAAAAATAGACAATTCAAAAACGCCGAAAAGCATTTTTATCAAGCCGCCGAAGAGCTTAAAAAGCTTGAAGCTGAAAACGCAAAACTGAGAGGATGGAAGCAATGACACAACGAACTGACACGGCAACGCTGATCGACGCGGTCGAAGCCGTGATCGGAGTTTCCGGCGGAGAATTGCATAAGCTGCTCGTTGCGGTCGCCGGTCGGCTTGAAGAGCAGGAAGCGACGATCCGGCATTTGCGTGTTGAGCTTTGCAATGCTTCGGCGGTAGCGATGGAGCACGTCGAGGCGGTAAAGACGTTCCGGGCTGAAATCGACCTGCTAAACAAGCGGTCGAAAAGCTAACCGCTTGACAAAGCTTGCCAATTAGCTAGAATCCGGCGTACTCTCTTTTCTTCACGGAGTCGCCGATGCTGTTTCAGCGCATTCGAAAATCTATAGAATTTGCCAACGTTCGCCGAAAGCGTAACGAATGCGCCCGAGAGGGATTGACGCAAGAGCAAGTCAATTTTGCTTATCAGTTGGCCGCCGAGACCATTGCCATCGGTGAGTTTTTTGGCGTCGAGCAGCTTCAATCAAGCCTCCAGGAAAAAGTCGCGGGTCGATACAATCTCGATCCGGCGACCATTTATCTTTTGGTCCAGTTGATTATTTTGGTCTACAAAGCTTACCAGTGGGCCAAAGAAAACGGGCTGTTGAGCGACGGCAACCCGTTCGGAAGCGTGGCAGACATTCGCGAACTTATCGAGGGCAAGTAATGGATTGGGCATCAATCGGCCGCGGTGCGGCAATAGCGATCGGCGGGGCTGCTTTGACCTTTGCAGCGACGGTACTTATCCCCGCGATGCAGGCAAGCGGAAACGCTACGCTGTTGATGGTGGCCGCTTTCGCGTCGGTTGCGATCAACATCGCGCGAAAGGCACTTGAGCAAAAAGAGCCATCGGCATGAGCTGGGAAAAGTACATACCTGCAGCATTGGCCGCGGGTGCGGCGGTGGTGTTGTTCGGCGACAAATTGCGTGCCGTTGTTGGCAACGCTTGGGGGCGTGGAGCCACGGCCAGCGGCGAGAAGAAATTCTTGTCTTTGGTCGTGGCGTCACGTAGTCTGATCGAGCATTTCGAGAGCACGGGCAACTCGGAAGGACTAGAGGCGGCCAGGAGGGCCGCAGCCCTTTTATTTGAAGCCGACAAGCCGGAGCCAAAGGCGTGAGCCAAACAACGCGAATCGGCTTTGCCCTATTGCTCTTGGCCGCTGCCATTTGGTTTCGCGGATCGGCTGGAGGATCGGGCGGCGAAGGCGGTCTGTGGGTGTTGGTGGTGAAGGATGGCAGCAAGCCGCAAGAGCTAACCGAGAGCCAAGGCGTCGTCGCCAATTCGCTGCGGTTGAAAGAGGCGGTTGACGCGAATGGTGGTAAGTATCTTTCGCAAGATTGGCGGGATGACTTTTCGCAACTTGGCTACTGGGGCGAATTGAAAAAGGCGGTTGAAAAGCCGCCGGCGATTGTGGTTTCAAGCGGTGGGCGGATCGTCGTAAATAAGATCCCGGAATCGGTCGATGCGGCGATAGGGTTGATCAAATGAACCTCGCCGAACGAATAGGAGTCGTGATTATGCTATGGGTGGCAGTTTTGACAGCGGCGTTTTTTCTCAACAGCGGCGACGGAAGGCACGATCCGGTAAAAGATCCGGTTACTGGCATTGAAGTCGATAGGCCGACCGTGATCATGATCACCAAAGAAGGATGTGCGCCGTGCGAGCAGATGAAGCGTGAGACGTTGCCGAAAGCCATGGACAATGGCTACGCAATTTGGACGATCGAACGCAAGGCCGAACGCTACCCAACCACGAGAATCTGGAACGGCCGCGAGTGGCGTCAACGGTCGGGCTTTTTTCGGTGGGGTGATCGATGACGTATCAATCGGACCTCGGGTCAAACCCGTTGATCATCGACGACGGCAACGCATTGAAGCTAGTCGATCAGTGGCGGCAAGAAGGACTTACATTTGGTGGGATGTCGCGAGATTACAATTCTGCACCGTTTGGATCGGCGAACAAGCCGTCGAAGTTATTTCAATACACGTTCGAGAGCGACCGCGGAAAGCTTCGTGACCGGATTCAAAGAGCGGATGAAAACAAGACGACTCCCGATGATTGGCGGCGAGCGGCCGGAGTGCCAATTCTAAATCAAGGCCAATGGGGATATTGTTGGTTTTTTGGCCCGACCGGTGCGATGATGACCTGCTACGCCATGACCGGCGGCGTGGTTCCTCACCTAAACGCATTCCCGACCGCGTACCGCATCAAAAATGGTCGCAATGAAGGCGGCTGGGGCGAAGAGGCGTTGCGTGGCATCGAGCAATACGGCGTCGTCGAAGAGTCGCTATGGCCAGGGCTCGAAGCCAAGATGTCGAACTGGGACCGCCAAGAGGTCAGAGCCAACGCGGCTTTGCACAAGGTCACAGAGTCGCTTGAGCTTCCGCGGCGCGATATCTTGGCTCTTGTTTCCGTTCTTACCGATCCGATAAACCCGCGTCCGGTGACGGTCGGTTATGACTGGTGGGGCCACCTGATCTACGCCGTTCGAGCCGGTTGGAAAGACGGCAAGTTCTTAGTTAAAATCGTGAACAGTTGGAAAGAGACGTGGGGCGAAAAGGGCACCGCGTGGTTGACGGAATCTAAAGCGATCGCATCGGAGCAGATCGCAATTCAACGCGTTTCCCCATTGGTGTTAGCAGCATGAAAGGCGTAACCTTCGAAGGCATAAGCCGCGAAGACGGCAGCGGAAAAACCACCGCAGTTGCCAACGGCGAACAGGTGTTGTCAATTTATTGGCGAGGCGAAAACGGAGTGACACCGCTGGAGGTAATCGGCGTTACCCGCCGCAGAATGGAGTCAGAGCAAAAAGGTGGGCCGTTTGCCGATCCCAAGGCGGCGAAGGCGATTGCCCACTTGATGCAAGCCGAAGCGGAGTTGACGGGCGACAAAGGGCCGGATGGCGTGCCGATACTTGGGGCGACAGAATGAGCGAGCCGGTACCACCGCTGCTTCGGTTGATGGCGATATCGTCTTTTGTCGCATTGCTGTTTGCGGCGATAATCGGAAAAATTCCAGTAACAGACGAAACCGTCCAAATCGCTGACCAGCAAGTGCAGCAAGCAGTCGAGGAGCAAGCAGAACGCGAATCGAACACGCTAAGCGTTACCCGATCGATATCGACGATCGTCTTTGTCGGAGATGCGTCTAGCGAATACGGTCGGCGATGGCTTGCGAACGAAGCGGCACAGTGCGAATCGAAAGGATGGCAGATCAAAACGGTTGACCTTAGCGGCATGGAAGATCCAAAGTTTTTTGTTTTTGCGGGTGGTGCATGGATGACGCACAACGGGCATCTCAGTCTATCGAGCCTTTCCGCTCTGGTGTCACGGACGACGGCCACACAATCGCAGCCGACAGGGCCGCTTCCGTCCGTGGCACCGCGGAGGGCGTCGGAGTGAACTTCCCACTTGATGACGATACAAAAAAGTGGTTTGTTCACCTTGCCTTTCAGCAGGGTTTTCCTGCTTTTATGCTGCTTTGCGTGATGGTTTTTTTGGCCTATGCCGTCATTTATTTAATCCCAGAAATTGACAAGAAACGAACCGAAGATTTAACGACTAAGTTTGAAGCGATTTCAGCAGGCCACGATAAGGTTTTGCAGCAACTTATCGAAAGCCATTCAGAGGACCGAAGAGTCTTTGTTGAAATTATGCGAACGCACATTCCCGCCCTGCCTAAACCCGCCGAGGCCCGATGATGGAAGTTTGGATGTTGTGTTGTATCTCAGGAATGGTCGCGGCGGTCATTGTTGCGATGTATTCGCAATCGGTGATTGCTGGGCACGGGGGTTTGCAAGATGGAACTGTTGGAAGCGATATACCGATTCGGTCAAGTAATTTTCGAGCCGATCATTACAGGACCGGACCCAATGGATATATTCAACACGATCGATGATTACGTTCGTTGGATTTTCGGACAACCCCCGCGCGAACCATGAACAACCACTTAACTGTTTTCTTGCTGTTTGTCGCCGCATCGTTTTTAATCGCTTGGCAGTCGTTTTGGCTATCTTGGCAACTACGCAAACAACGCGAACGCGATAAGCACGTCATTGAAATGATTTTAAAAGCGTCTCGCTTTGCCGAGGTGCTGACCGACCGAATCACCCGCCAGTAAATCCCGCCTACCAACCTACCCACCTGCCATCATGAACCCAATCGACTGGACTAAACCCGCGGCCGACATTTTGCAAGAGCTACTAGCAATCGTCGAAAGACGGCTGCCGCTAAGCGAGGCGTGGGCGACGGGTGCAAGAGGCTTGCGGGACTTCGGTGCGGGTGCGGCTGGTTGGGGCGGGATGTTGGCAAAACTGAAGCAAATCGGATACAGCGACGTGGCCGATCAGATGGTGAGCGGGCTTGATTTTGGCGACCCGCAAGTGCAGGGAATGATTACGCAACTTGGCACAATCGAGCCCGACACGTTTACGCCGGAGCGGGTTGAAATATTAAAATCATGGGGCGTCGATAGGCGACCCCGATGGACGCTGGAGGGATTTGCAAGTCAGCCGAGCGTCGAGGGCATTGAGCAACGCAAGGCCACAGAGGCCGAATCGGTACACAGGCAAAAAGCAAAAGTTGCGGGCGTTCGATTTGGCGATCAAATGCCAATTGACGGCGATGCGGCCGTAGTTATGGCACAAATCTGGAGCACGCTGTGAACGTTGAAGCCCTGATTTTTCAACAGATTGTAGATGCTAATTTCGACCAAGCTGTCTACACCGCTTCGCCCAACAACACAATCAACGTCGTGGAAATTGCGGCGAAAGGTAGCGGCACAAATATCGGGCTTGCGTTGAGCCCGAAAGGGACCGGGTACATATCAGCACAGGTGCCCACGGGCACTACGGCGGGAGGTAATGCAAGGGGGGCGTATGCCGTCGATTTGCAAAGGCAGCGAAATGGGGCGAGTCAGGTTGCTTCCGGGGCTGCTTCATGCGTAGTCAACGGCGAGCAAAATACAGCCAGCGGGACATATGCTTTTGCTGGTGGACTTGCCAACACTGCTTCTGGGCAGTACGGGTTTGCGTATGGCATTACTTCGCAAGCAGTAAACCAAGGTGCGGTCGGAATCGGGGTTACGGCCGTTGCTTCTGGAATCGGTTCGTTTGCGAGCGGAATGTCTTCGTCGGCTAATGTAGCTGGCATGAGATCACATGGCTTTGCGTCGGGCGTACAAAAAGTAAACGTTTGCTTCACGGCAAAAACCACAACAAATTCACTGACTGAATTGCGTGTGTCGCTGTCTGCCGAGCGATTTGTTTTGCCGACAAATACCGCCATGCTCGGGTTGCTGCAAATACTCGGAACCAAGAGCGATGGGACCGCATTTGCAAAGTACACAAGACAGGTTTCGATTCGCAGAACTGGTGCCACAACACAACTGATTGGAAGCGTCGAGACGGTCGGAGTAGACCAAGCTGCGGGAACGTCAATAGCAGTTACAGCAGATGATGTCAATGAGTCGCTAAAGGTAGAGGCGGCTGGAATTGATGGAGAAACGTGGGCGTGGGCGGCGGTTTTCTCAGGCGTCCTAAAAACAATGACCTACTAACGGATGCAACTGAATGGCAACACAAACAATCGAGTTTCGCAGCCCTCCAAGCCAGACGGTTACGCTACGGCTATTTGTGCAGGGCAGCGATACGCAAGTCGCTTCGGCATCAGCGACAGAAGCGACTAACCGAAAAGGCACTTACACCGCGGTATTCAGTTCGATCGCAGCCGGCGAATATCAACTGATCGCGACCATCGGCACGAGCCCGATAATTCCAGTCGCAAGCGGTTTTGTGACGCTGACACTGACCACGGCAACGTTTTTTGCCTATGCAAAAGCCGAGCTAATCACGACGCCGCCAACCGCAGGGGCAATTGCGGACGCGGTATGGGACGAAGCCTACAGCGGCCACACAACCGCAGGCACGTTTGGCAAGCTCATGGACATTTTGCGAAAGTCGAACAACGTAATCGAAGGCACGATTCTATCTAGCCCGACGCCAACGACGACTGTTTTCAAAATTAGTGGAGCAAATTACCCTACGGGAGCGCTAGAGCATTCGGTTTTGTGGATGAGCACGGGCACTTCGGCAGAGCAAAATAGCCCGATACTAACGACGGTCAACAACGGCGACGGAACGCTAACAATCACGCTCGAAGAGGCGTTGACGACGGCACCCGTCGCGGGCGATACAGTGTTGATCGACCCGACAAGCCATGTTCATGCGATTGCGGACATTGCGGCGGGAATCTGGTCGGCTGCGTCGAGTGCCTATTCGGCCGCGACCGGCACGATGGGGCTGATCATGTACGCATTCTCGCAGATGCTCGAATTGGTCACCGGTGTGTGGCGGTGGAAGGCGACGGCGCTGAGTCAGGCACCAAGTAGCACCGGGGGCGATGCGACCGAAGCCAAGCAGGATCAGATCATCTCGCTTATCCAGGGTAGCGAAGTACTGACCGTGGCGACGCCGAACGTCAACGGCAATCTAGTATTGACGCAAGGCGACACCTACGACGGAGCGGCAAGCGGAAACGCCAAAGCGACATGGACCGTATCGACCAACTATACGGACGGTTGGGCTGTACGGCTGACGATCAGGGACAAGGATGATGCGGTTGTATATACTAACACCGGTACGGTTGATTCAGCGACTAGCGTATCGGTGCCGATCGTGGTGCCGACAGTGTCGCCGTTTACGGGATGCCCTGGCGTTTGGCAAGGTAAATACGACGTTCAGTTAACGAAATCAGGCAGCATTAAGACGATTGCAATTGGGGTTGTTTACATAAATGAAGATCAGACGCGATAGAGCGACAGGCTGGCAGGCTACCCCCCCCGGCGGGCTTGGGTCCCTTTTAGGCCCTAGATGCCCTTGCGGTCAGGAAAAAGCCCGGCTTATGAAAAACACACTCCGGCGATAACGACGTGACAACCGACGCGGGGAGGGGGAGGCTGTTGGCCGATCCAGCCAAGCAACACGACGACCTGAGGCTATTGAGGCGAGCGATTAAGCAAAGATGGGAGATACCCGCAGAATTTCGAAGTGTGGTGGTCGGAAGGCTTCGGGACTTGATTATGGAAGGCGACCCGGAGATCGCATTGAAGGCGATTGCCGAAGTCAGGCACCTGGAGTCGCAGAACCAAAAGGACGAGCATAAGGCGGTAGATGTTAGCCTTAGAGCAGAGCACGATCGACTGGATGAGATCGCTAGAGACCTCGGCATTGAGGTCGGTCTTATCGAAGCTGCCGAAAGACAAAGCGGCGGCGGCGATAGCGTCACTCAAGCGGTCGGTATCGTTAACGCCGATTGACGATGCGACGTCAAAGGACATTAAGCGAAAGCGTCAGGAACGCAGCGAAGCGGCCCGAATTGTCATTCCTGAATGCAAGAACCCGACCCGCCGCGAATCGTGCCTAGACGATCCGGAGCGGTTCCTAAAGACGTACTTTCCGCGGGTGTACCGGTTAGGCTTCGGCACCGATCACCGATTCATGATTAGAGCCATTCTTGACATTGCCACAACGGGCGGGTGTCAAGCTGTAGCCGCACCGCGAAGCCGCGGGAAGACCGAGATTGTCAAAGGCATGGCGTTGTACGCAATTCTTGGAGGAGTATCGCGATTTATCCTCCCGATCGCAGCCACGACGGCACTGGCCGAGCGTCTCTACCAGGACATCAAGCGAAAGATCGCAACGAACGAAATGCTCCTGGAGGACTTTCCCGAAGTATGCTGGCCGGTGCGGTGCCTGGACGGAGCCCCGCAGCGGGCAAGCAAGCAGCACGTCGACGGCATCAAGACAAATATCGTTTGGTCGGGCGATTATTGTCGATTTGCCGACGTGCCAGGATCGCCTTACGGCGGCGTCAAAATGGCCTATTACGGCCTAGACGCGGCATTCCGAGGCGTGAACATCGACGGCGACCGGCCCGACTTTGTTATCGTCGACGACCCCGAAACGAAGGAATCGGCAAAGAGTCAACTGCAGATCGAAGACCGTGAAAACACGCTCGACAAAGACATCGCGGGGCTTGTGTCGCAAGATGGCCGCATGGCGATCATGGTTATCACCACGACACAGAACTGCTTTTGTTTATCGGCACGGCTGACCGATCCGAAGATTAAACCGGCGTACAACGGGCGACGGTTTGGGCTTATAGAGTCGTGGCCGGCCAACCTCGAGCTGTGGGACGAGTACATCGCTATCCGCCAAGCGTCGCAGCAAAAAGGCGATCGGCACGGAGCGGAGGCGGTAGACTTCTACGTCGCGAACTGGGAGGCGATGAACGCGGGCGTAAAGATGATCGCGGACCACTTTACCGAGATCGAAGACGAGAGCGGGCGGCCGATGGTGCTTTCGGCGATCCAACAAGCCTACAACAAGATCGCCGACACAAATCTATCGGCGTTCAAAACCGAATACCAAAACGATCCGGACCCGGAAGAGCAGCCGGAAACGACGGGGCTAACCGCTGGCAGGGTGGCAAGTCGAGTCAGTGGAATGAACCAGGGCGACTATCACACCGATACCGAGTTTGTTACGGTCGGGCTTGACGTCGGAAAGTACTATTCCCATTGGGTCAAAATCGGTTGGCATGGCAACGCGATCGGGCACATCGTTGATTATGGAGTTATGGAAACTCCGGGAATGATGGCGGCGACGAACGATAAAGCGGTAATGACCGCACTTATTCCTGCACTTGCTCAATGGCGTACCGACATCACAGCAGACGGTAAATTGGACTTCTGCCTGATCGACTCAGGCGATTACACCGAAGCCATCTATGAGTTTGTTAGGCAGGTTGGCGGAACCCCGTTTGCGGCGTCCAAGGGCTGGGACCAGGGCCGGTTCCGATTGCCGAACGAGGGACCCGGCAAGCGGCCGTTTATTGAAGCCTACGCGGCACACCAGCCAGCCGAAAGGCTGTGGCTCTACAATGTCAACACAGAACATTGGAAGCAATGGACGCAAGAGCGTTTTGTCACTGCGACTTTTGACGACCAGAACCAATTTAACGACGGGACGCTATCGCTCTATGCTTCAACAGATCGCAAACGGCACTTGTCATTCTCTCACCACATCGTTGCGGAAGAACGGCGGGAGACATTCGTGCCCGGTCGTGGTATGATTCGGAAATGGGTAGTGTTGTCGAAAAATAATCACTACCTAGATGCGGCGGCGTTGGCTTGTGCGGCAGCGGGCGTTTTAGGCGTCCGGATCTTGCCGAAAACGCAGGCGACGCCCGTATCGCAACAGTTGAGGCAACAGCAACCAGTACGGCGTCTGCTCAACAGCAGGGGCCAACCTTTTCTTGTGACGGAGCGTAGATAGATGGCGAAGCGTGGAAATCTTTTAAGCGTTGACGGTGAAGAGCCGCAAGCCCCGCAGGTGATCGAGTCGACGGCGATCGTCGAAGTGCCGCTAGGCGTTGTTTCGGGATCGGGTTACGTGTCAAGGCGTGCCGACGTAAAGCTAAGCCGCGATCAGTGCTTGACACTTCGGGCACTACTTAGAGGCTTGCAGGATCGCGGCGAACAATTGCAAAACGGGCGACCGGTGACGAATTGCACTTCGGCGGTGCAGTGGATGCTTGAGAAGATTGCATCTAGTGCCGATAAACCGTTTGTCGGTTCTATCTAGCAATTCGCACTTCATGCCATAGCATCATGGCATGGTGATTGCGGACATCGAAGCCGATCTTATCGAGTATGCCGATTTTGAAGAAGTCGGCAGCGTCGCGCGGGCCAAGCTATTCATCACGGCGGCCAAGCGTTGGCTTATTCTCCGCCCGGAATCGGCAAGCAATCAATCTTCGTCTTTGTCAATCGGCAAGGACTCTGTTCAAGAGCTTATGCGGCGGGCCCAGGATTACGTCGCGGCTAACGGCACGACTTCGGGCGGTGGCCGAAATAGCGTGCGGTTCCTCAGTGCGACGAGGTTCCGCTAATGGGCAAGTACAAAGACGCTAGGGGCATCGCGGCGACGTTCGATAAGATCCGGGCCGATTACGACATGAGCCGGGAGAACCGGTTCATCCGTCGCCGCACTGGCGTCAACCCGCAAGGCACCGGACCGAATTATCACTATCGCACCGAGGACAAGTATTACGCGGACATCGAGCAAGCCCGCGACATGGATCGCAACGACGGGCTAGTCGGCACGCTAGTTGATCGCCGCGTCGATAACATCGTCCAAAGCGGTTTCGTTCAGCATCCGGCGACGGGCGACAAAGGACTTGACCTAGAGTTGTATAACCGCTGGGAGTCGTTTTCGAACGACCCGGACCAATGCGACGTAGCCGGAGAATTGACCTGGAAGGAAATGGAACGGCAGGCGTGCCGGTCAGAGTCGATCGACGGCGACATCGTTGTTCTCGGGACTGAGGATGGTTCTTTTCAACTTGTCGAAGCTCATTCAATCAAGACCAAGAGCAGAATTGAAAACACCTTCCTCGGAATCACGACAGATCGATACGGCAAGCGGATTCAATACCACATTCTCGAAGAGCTTAACGAGTTCGGACTAAAGGGCGAATCGCGACCGGTTGACGTTCGCGATAGCGAAGGCTTGCGGCAAGTCTTCCATGTCTACAACCCAAAGCGGGTCAGGCAAAATCGAGGCGTTACGCAACTCGCGCCGGTGTTTGCATACTCGGGGATGCTCGAAGACATCAACTTTGCGAAGCTTGTTCAACAGCAGGTGGTTTCGTGCTTCGCGATCTTCCGCAAGATCGCTGCGGGCTCACCTTCGCTTCCCTCTGTCGACGGCATGTTTGGGGACGCTTCGACACAGCCGACCGGAAGCGGTGTTAGGCAGCTCGAAGGCATCCAGCCCGGCATGATGATTGACGGCGTGCCCGGCGAAGAGTTGCAAGGATTTAGCCCTAGCGTGCCGAACGCGGAGTATTTCGATCAAGTCAAATTGATTTTGCAAATCATCGGCGTCAACTTTGGCTTACCGTTGTGCTTGGTCTTGATGGATGGCAGCGAAACGAACTTTAGCGGCTGGCGTGGTGCCGTTGATGAGGCCCGCAAAGGCTTTATCGCCGATCAGTTGAACTTAGTTCGGCGGCTTCACTCGCCCGCTTGGCGGTGGTGGGTATCGCGTTTGCTTGAAAGCGAACCCGCGATGCGTCGAGCGTCGAAGCGGTCGGGCGTTGACATCTTTGGACACGTATGGAACTTGCCGACGTGGTCTTATATCGAGCCGGTGGCGGACGCAGAGGGCGACGCAACGCAGCTTCGCAACGCTCTAACAAGCCCACGAAGGATGCACGCGGCCCGTGGCAAGGACTGGGAAACAATCGCCGAAGAGATCATCGACGACAACGTTTATGCGATTGAACGAGCCAACAAAGCGGCGGCAAAGATCAACGCAGGCAACCCGTTAGCGCCGGTGACGTGGAGAGACCTTATCCCGCTTGCGATGCCAGCAGGTACCACGATGGCGATGCAGGACCCGAACGCCGTTGCGGTGCAAGAAGCAGCGGCCGGAAGTGACACCGAAGCGGCTACGCCGACCGGCGAGTTTGCTGGCATCACTCGCCAGCAGTGGAACCGCAACCGCAAGGCAATCAAGGACGTGCTAGACGAAATGATCGCAGGCACGACAAGCGAAGCGGCGGCCCGTGTTTTTCTTGGCGGAATCGGACTTTCGC